TCCGGAGTGTTCCAACAGCCTCTTGCGTTACACGCAAGCCCTGAGGAATCGACACCACTGAGTGGCGCACTCGCAACATAGGCGTAAGTGCTAATTCCACCCCCCAATCCGATCGGGTCGCTCATCACCAGCTCGCGCCACGCGTCGGCGGTCGTCGGCGCCTTCCGAGATACGGTTGCCCATTCCGCGTCGGCGTCGGCCACCTCCCGCCGTAGGCGCTCCAGCTCATCTTCTAGCTCGCGAATCTTGCGGAGGATGATCGCGGGCGCTGCACCGTCATCTTGCATCAAGGCATCGGTCAGGCGCTTGAGCTGCGTCTCCACGTCGGCGACACGAGCCTTGGCGGTGGCCAGTTTCTGACGCGCCGGCGGATCAACGGCGCCGCGCTCCAGCAGGGCATCCAGATTGATCTGATCCGAACAGAAGTCCAGCAGCGCCCGTTCAATCGGGGCGATGCTCGTGCTGCCACCCACCGGACAACGACGATAGGCATGTCCAGAGCCGCAGGACAGGCGACGATAGGTGTCATGGAGCCGGCCGTCGTCGTCCTTTTTCCGGCTCATCAGGTTCTGGGCCACCATGGCCGAGCCGCAATACCCACACTGGGTGAGGCGTAGACCAGTGATGATGCCGGGTAATTCGCCTTTGCCCTTGCGCCGACCCGACTGCGAGAACAGGCTCTGCAGTTCGTCGAAGGCTTCCGGACTCAGGATGGCCGGGTAGTAGTCGGACAGCGCGTAGTCGACGCCATCCACCGACAAGGTCTTGGTGCCGCGCAGGGCAGGTAGACGAAACACCTTATACAGATGCGTCGCCCGGGTGCCTTTGTCCGAGACGGAGAGTCCCACGGCATTGAGACGATCGACAATGGCCACCGCCCCATGCCCGGCCCGGAACAGGTCGATGGCCATCCGGATGGCATCGACCCGTTCGGGGATGAGCTGCCAGCCACCCGACTGCCACGCTAGCCATTGGGGATCCTTGCCATTACGGATGCGACCGCGATAGGCACCGTCCAGCCACTGCTGGCACTGACGACGAATGGCCGCTTTAACACGCTTGCTCTTGGTATCGCTTTCCTCATACGCCCGAATCATCACCAGCAGGCTGTGGACCAGCTCCATGGGGTTGGCTTTGAGTCCCTCCCGGTTGTATTCCCGGTCATCGCTCGCCGTCACCACAGTGATGCCGGCATTGATGATCTGGGCCAACTGGGCCTGGGCCTGGAGCGGTTCGGCACGGCTCAGCCGATCCAGACCCTCCACGACCAGCACGGAACCGGCACCAATGCGGCCCTCGTCCACGGCCCTGAGGAAGGTGCCCAAGGCGCCTTGCTTTACATGGCGCTGGTGGTAAGCGCTCAATCCTTCGTCGCGGAGGGAGAGCGAAGCATCGAGCTGCAGCTGCCGACGCTTGGCCCAAGTGGCCGCATACTCGGTCTGGCGATCGGCACTACTGCCGGTGGACTGTCGGGCGTCACTGAAGCGTAAATAGCTATAAACCTTGATGTTTGCATCCACGTGAAGCATCGACCCTTGAGCAAGCTGCGAAGTCTATATGGGATCTCATGTGGTTGCCCAAGAGAAAGTAACCAAAGAGAAGGGCACCCTGCACGGCGCCCTCCGCAGCTTCGCTGCTGCGGGTACGTGAGGGCTGGCTGGGCTTTTTGACGGGACATCCATGTCCCGTCAAAAAGGCGAGGACTCCTGTCCTCGCCCCCTTCGGGGCCTGATCGTCCAGCCCTCACCGCCGCGCCAAGGGGGTTGAAGATCAAGAGCAACATCAGAAGCCAGAGCCAGAGCAAAGCGCACAAGCGGAACGCCGCGGCTTTGCCGCGGGCTATTCATTGGCGTCGAGTCGCTATTAATGGAATGGAGTGAGCGGGTCTTAATGCGGTCGTGATGTTTGGTGTTGCATAAACGACGCACTGCCAATCACCGCGCCGAGAAAAAGAAACGCCGGCACAAGGCCGGCGTTTTCCATTCGACTGAGCCGAAGGATTCAGATCGCCAGATCCTTTTCCTTCTTGCCGGCCTTCAGCGCGTCGTTGAACCAGCGCGGGCGCTTGCCGCGGCCGGACCAGGTCTGTTCCGGGTCGGCGGGGTTGCGGTATTTCGGCGGGACGATACCGCCGCTCTTGCGCGGGCCCTTGGCCGCGCGGCCCTGGCCGAATACGTCGTCGAAGGCGAAGCCTTCGGCCTTGATCAGGGCATGGATCTTTTCACGCAGCTTGACGACTTTATCCTTGCGCAGTTCGGTCTGGCGCGACTGCGCCTTCGCGATCAGGTCGTTGAGCTGGTTATGGTTGAGATTCTTGATATCGACAGCCATGACTACTCCCGGGTAACGAGCCATTAAAGGCATTATGTTGTTTTAGGTGCAACGCAGCTTAGGCGTATTGCGCCGGGGATTCTGGATGATTCGATCGCGAATTGCAAAATCCGCCGGTTAATTCCCGGTAATACGCCAGCGAAAGCTTTCGTGGCCATTATTCAGCGGATTCCTATTAAGAAAGGGGGTAATTAACCGGCAATACGGTAGGGAATGGCTTACCCCATCCCGAATCTGGCCCGAATCCTGCGAACTGTTTCGCAAAAAAACGGCCGCGCAGGGCGGCCGTTCTTCATCGGATGGACAGCGTGGGCTTTCAGCCGAGCAGGGCGAACAGCTCCGCGCTGTCGATATTGCGGCTTTCCGCGGCGTTGCGCGCCCGGTATTCCAGCGTGCCGGCGGCGACGCCGCGTTCGCTGACCACCACGCGGTGCGGGATGCCGATCAGTTCCATGTCGGCGAACATCGCGCCGGGGCGCAGGCCGCGATCGTCCAGCACCACCTCGATGCCGCGCTCCTGCAACTGGGCGTAGAGCGTCTCGGCGGCCTGGGTCACCTCGGGCAGGCCCTTGGGATTGATCATGCACACGGCCACGCGCCAGGGCGCCATCGCCTCCGGCCAGAGGATGCCGGCCTCGTCGTGGCACTGCTCGATGGCGGCGGCGACGATGCGGCTGACGCCGATGCCGTAGCAGCCCATCAGCATCACCTGGGCCTTGCCGCTCTCGTCCAGCACGGTGGCCTTCAGCGCCTCGGCGTACTTGCCGCCGAGCTGGAACACGTGGCCCACCTCGATGCCGCGGCCCATGCGCAGGCTGCCCTTGCCGTCCGGCGAAGGGTCGCCCTCGACCACCTTGCGGATGTCCTCGACGCGGGTGACGCGGGCGTCGCGCTCCCAGTTGGCGCCGCTGTAGTGGGTGCCGTCCTGGTTGCCGCCGCAGATGAAGTCCGCCAGCACGGCGGCGCTGCGGTCGACGATCACGGGGATCTCGGCGGGCAGGCCGACCGGGCCGATGAAGCCGGGGCGGGTGCCGGTGACGGCGAGGATCTCCGCCTCGGTGGCGAGCGCCGATTCGCCGGGCATCTCGGCCAGCTTGCCGGCCTTCACTTCGTTGACCTCGTGGTCGCCACGCACGCACAGCGCGACCAGGCCCTTGCTGCCCTGGACCAGGATGGTCTTGACGCACTGGCTGGGCTCGACCTTGAGGAAGGCGGCGACGTCTTCGATGGTCTTCTGCGTGGGCGTGTCGACGCGCTCGAGCTCGGCGGCCGGCGCGGGACGCGAGGTGGTCGGCGCCAGTGCCTCGGCCTTCTCGATATTGGCGGCGTAATCGGAACCGTCGGAAAACACCAGCGCGTCCTCGCCGGCATCGGCCAGCACCTGGAACTCGTGGCTGGCATTGCCGCCGATCGCGCCGGTGTCGGCCTGCACCGCGCGGAACTTCAGGCCCAGGCGGCTGAAGATGCGCGTGTAGGCGTCGTACATCGCCTGGTAGGTCTGGCCCAGCGAGTCCTGGCCGAGATGGAAGGAGTAGGCGTCCTTCATCACGAACTCGCGCGCGCGCATCACGCCGAAGCGCGGGCGGATCTCGTCGCGGAACTTGGTCTGGATCTGATAGAAGTTGACCGGCAGCTGCTTGTAGCTCTTCAGCTCGTTGCGTGCGAAATCGGTGACGACTTCCTCCGCGGTGGGCGCGTAGCAGAACTCCTGCTCCTTGCGGTCCTTGATCTTCAGCAGCTGGCCGCCGAATTTCTGCCAGCGGGTGGTCTCTTCCCACAGCTCGCGCGGCTGGATGGTCGGCATCAGCATTTCGATCGCGCCGGCGCGGTCCATTTCCTCGCGCACCACCTGTTCCACCTTGCGCATCACGCGCAGGCCCAGCGGCGCCCAGGTGTACAGGCCGGCGGCGAGCTTGCGGATCATGCCGGTGCGCAGCATCAGCTGATGGCTGGCGATCTCGGCGTCGGCGGGCACTTCCTTGACGGTGGCCAGGTGGTATTGG